TTAACACGTGTATTACTCATTTATCTTTTCCTCGTTGCCATAGTTACGTTAGCGCGAAGCGCAGCAATATCCTCGTCTGAAGATATTTCAGCCCTCTTAAGAGCAGCATCTTGTTGTAGTTTAGCGGCTTCAAGTTGAGCTTTTTGTTGATCAGCCATAGCTTTACGTTGTACTTCCGCTTGTTGGATCTGAAGCTCTTGTTGTTTTAGTTGTACAATAGGATCAGCTTGACCTGTGCCAGCGGCTTGTTGCGCCATTTGAGATATTTGTTGCGTAGCCATTGCAGTTGCCTCCGCTAAAGCTGCTTCTTGTTCTGGATCCATTACCATTCCTTCAGGTGGCAAAGGTCTTCCAAGTATTTGCTCAACTTGTTGCTTATACTTCATACCAAGATGTTCTTGCATATGTGCCATCAATACTGAACTAGCAATCTGGTTCTTTTGTATATTAGGGTCTTGTAAAAAAGCTGAATGAGTAGCTACATGCGCATCGTGGTTTTGACTTTGAAACGCTTTTAGAGGTTTACCTATTAGTGAATCTATGTTCTCACTTACGGGATCTTTAGGCATTGCCTCATCTTTTGGAGGTAACAAATCATCTATATTTTGTATACCCAATGCAGAATACATACGTCTATACGCTTCATGTAAGTCATGTATTTGAGGAGCTGCTTGAGCTAATTGTAGTTGAGTTTGGGCTATTGTTACTCTCTGACTCATGCTAAACATAGCAGGATCACTAACAGGAACAACATCAATTCTATCGTCGAAGTCATCTACTTTTACTTGAGCATTAGCGTTAGGAACTTGATAAGGATATTCATTAGGCAAATAATTCTTAATAACTTCTGCTAATATTCGTAATTCTTGACGTTGAGCGTAATGCAATCGCTTATGTATTGCAGATAGAATCTTTGTTCCCTGTTCTAAAAGGGCTACTGTTGTGCCTACAGGGTTCGCCTGACTACCTTCACCTACTGTAAGGTCAGTCACTGCCGCAAAACGTCTACCGCTCTCTACAAGGACGCCTAGCATCTGTAATAAGGTCGAAGATGGCTCTTTATACGGCAAAGGCATAATGGCCTCTCGTATAGATGATCCTGGAGCGTCTACATCACGGAACTCTCCAGGTTGTAGCGGTAGGTCTTCATCTCGAACGCGAAGACCACGTGCTTTAAATCCTGCTGGTAAGTTAGCTAATGTTCCTGCATCAATTAATTGACGTAAGATAGAAGTAGCTGATTTAGTAAGCCCACCAATCATATGGATCAAGCCAAAACCATAAAAACCTAATCCTGGAAGAAACTTATAATGAGTAAAATAACGAATTTTTCTTCTTTGAGGGTCGTCTTTTTTATAATTACGTCTTATAGATAAAATTTCGTTAGTATCTTCATGTAACGTAACAATATAAGGATCAGCTATACCTGTTTCCTCGCCGTTTTCGTCTACATGTTCATATCCTGGAAGGCTTAAATCAACGTGCATCTCTAAAAGAGTGACACTTTCTTCATTCTGTATAGTTCTACGAAAACCTGTTAAATCAGCTATTTTTTCTTTAGCTTCGTTTTCGTTATAGTCCGATCCTTCTTCTTGGATTTCTATATCACGATAAAACCCATCAAATTGTAACTTCAAAACATCGTTTGAGTTCATTACTATGGAATGTGTGATGCGAGGACAAGTATCTAGATTAGATTCAGTATACGAAACGATTAAATCGTCTGGCATAACGAATTTACTTACAGGTCTACTAAAACTAGGGTCAAAATATGTTTTCTTAAAAGCTGAACCTGAAAGCGGTAAGTAGAAAAGCATTTGGTCTAGCTCTGGATCGTATTCTTCCATAACGTCTAGAACCATAAAGTTCATAAAGTTACGAACACGCTCCGCTTGTTCTTCAACTTCTCTAGTATGCTCACCTATGATTCGTGTTTGGACTGGACCTCCAGGAGGAATCAGTTCTTTGTAGGCTTGCGCTTGAAACTGAGTTGCAGCTTCCGCAAGTAACGGATGGGTAACGCCAGAAGACCCTCTGAACGGTTCATCGCGATCTTCAGTCTTAATACCAAGAAGGTCCAAGCCGTCAGTATATGTATCCAACCAATCCTGACGCGATTCCAAATCATCTTTATAGGACGCAACAAGATCTGAAGCCAGCTCTTGCAAGTCTCTTTCATCCATGTCTTCAGCAAGATTAGCGTAGAAGTCATCTTTTTCATCGTCATCTTCCTCTTCAACGTATCCTACGATTGCTCCACCGTCTTCTAGCATTACAGTATCGTCTTCGGAAAAAAGAGAAGGCTGTTTTTCCTCAATAACCTCTACTTCAAGAGCTTCTGAGGGGTCATCAAACATTGGAACAATGGATTTTTCAACAGCCATAACTTACCTCAATAATATGTAAAACTCTTTAATTTATATTCTAATTCGTCTTCTTCATAATCGGAAGGTTGACGTATAAACCCTCCTTGTCTGAATCTTAACAGGGCTTGAGTCGTAGAATCGACCAAATCGTCGTTTTCTCCGTAGGGAAACTCGCATAATTCTTCGATAAGCTCCTCACCGAACCTCGTTTCTGGTATCCATACCAGTCCAGACTCGAAAATGGGTGCCACAGCGTTAGTCCTAGCAATCTTATCATTCCCTCTAGTAGGCGTATAATTTTGCACAGGTATGCCCATAGCTCTTAATTCGTGCGTTAGAGGCATCCCAGAGGCTTTCGCTTCGATAATAACTGAATCTGGCTCCCAATGTATATAACTTTCGTAAGCTACCCTCTTCAATTCAGGAAAATCAAGCCTATCTTTGACCGAATCAAGCAAAATTATGTGATAATTTCCGTGGTCTTCGTCATTTTTAAAGACTCCCCACGTTGTTATAGCACTAAAATCGGCTTTTTCGTTCTTTGAAAACGCTGTATCATAACTTTGTATGATATATTCGGGCATAGGAGGCTCTTTTTGTTCCCAAGTGCGTATCCATTCGCGTTTTATGATAGCTCCTTCGCCACCAGTAGGCTGTTGCATCCACTGTGCAGCCCATTTTGCGTGTGGAAGTGACGCTCTAACCCCTTCAAGCTCTTCAATTTTCCAAAATTCAGGCCAACAAGGGTTTCCTGACGGCATAATTGCAGGAAATTCTATAATTTCCCATTGATCAGCCTTTGGATCGAGAGCTTGAGCCTTAATTAGTTGCCCTGTTAGGTCTTTTTTCGACCATCTCGTCATCACAAGGATGATTGTCCCTCCAGGTTGTAGACGTTGACGAGGTCCAGACGTATACCATTCATACGCTGATTCCATCGCCGTTTCGCTCATGGCGTCTTGTTCCGAGTGGGGATCGTCAATAATAAGAACATCAGCACCGCGACCAGTAATAGCTCCACCAACACCTGCCGCAAAGTATTCTCCTCCTTTGGCAGTTTCCCATCTTCCTGCCGCTTTGGAATCTGCTCTAAGTGATACATCTGGAAATACCTTTTTATAATCTTGCGTATCTACAAGGTCACGAATTTTACGACCAAAACGTACAGCCAGCTCACCTGTATGCGTAGCTTGAATAATTTTTAAGTCAGGTTTTAGACCCAAGAGCCAAGATGGAAGCATATATGACGACATTTCCGATTTCGAATGTCGTGGACCCATATTAATAATTACACGTTTTAATTCACCTCTAGCTACGCGATTAAAAGTTTGCGACATTTTACGATGGTGGTAGCCTTCTATAAACGATGGCCACATTAACCTAACGAAACTTAAAAAATCGTCACGTGATTGTTTACGAATTTCGCGTTGTTTTAATTCTTCGGCAATTATAAACGCTTGTTCTGCTTTTTCGCGAGGAAGGTGGGAAAAGTCTAAGTTATCAAGCATTAATTATCACGCTGATTCTTTACATAATATGGCACAGACATTCTAATTTCTTCCCCAGCAGCTTCTTTATCAGCTATATATTTTTCAAAATCAGCTTTACTCATCTCGCCACTTTTAAAAGCTCGCCTAACTTTTTCATCAGGTATAAAAAATTCGTCTCCAATAGTAGAGGCAATATCAAACTCAGGGTCCATAAATTCGTAAATATTGTCA